ATGAAGATACTCTATAATATTTATCAGATTTGCTTTGCACTGCCTATATTATTGGTGCTGACTATTCTTACCGCACTGGTCACAATTGTCGGTTCCTTATTGGGTGGCGCTCATTTCTGGGGATATTATCCGGGTAAAATATGGTCACAACTGATTTGCTATCTCCTGCTTATTCCGGTAAAAATAAACGGACGGGAGAAGCTCCATAAACGTACTTCTTATGTATTTGTCCCCAATCATCAGGGTTCTTTCGATATTTTCCTGATTTATGGCTTTCTGGGAAGAAACTTTAAATGGATGATGAAGAAGAGCCTGCGTAAGATTCCATTCGTGGGCAAGGCTTGCGAAAGCGCCGGGCACATTTTCGTAGACCGTTCCAGCCCCCGGAAAGTACTGGCTACCATGCGTCAGGCAGAGGCTTCCTTAAAGGACGGAGTATCATTAGTGGTATTCCCCGAAGGTGCACGCTCATTCACCGGACATATGGGGTACTTCAAGCGAGGGGCTTTCCAATTGGCAGACGAACTGCAATTGGCGGTAGTGCCTGTGACGATTGACGGTTCGTTCGAGATACTTCCCCGTACCGGCAAGTGGATACACCGTCACCGCATGATACTGACGATTCATGAACCGATTGCTCCCAAAGGACAAGGGGCGGAGAATATCAAAGCGACTATGGCGGAAGCTTATACAGCGGTAGAAAGCGCATTGCCTGAACAGTATAAGGGGATGGTGAAGAATGAAGATCAGGACAAATTATGAGCAATAATTCATCCATATATACCCTCAACAGTAATTATATTCCTAATTCTAAATGCTTTGGTCCGGACATTATCCCTTGCAAAGGGAACTGCATGTATCCTAAGAGAAAAAGGGCTGTAGCAAAATTCAAACAGCAATTTACACCCAGCGATGAAAATTTATCTACCGAATTAAAAGAAAGAGAGAAAAAATTATCACCGATACAAGAAAACGACATTACTGATTTCATCAAATACAATTCAAGACGATATATCAATAATTTAGATAAATGGCTGTAACCAAAGTTTCACAACGAGAGATTGTTGTAGTTTTCCACAAAACATCGGAAGGTGAAACTAAAGAGCGAGGTTGAATTCAGTGATGAAGAATAAAGAGTATACATATAACTTTCCACTTTTTTTCTTCTCAAAGACGTTCTTTTCTATACCCTTTTCTAAGCTAAACAGAGTATAAACCCATTTCACTGCTATTTTCTAATATCAGCAGACATTTCATAAGGACTATTTGTCACTTCATCATGACTATTTATTCAGTCAGTCTTCTTCTATAACCGTACTTTTGTGCGCAAAAGGAAAAAGAAAGTTTTAAAATAACAAGACAACAATTTATGATATGATGAGAAGAGAAAAACAAAGGTATGAGAAGCCTGCAATAAAATTCGTAGAAATAGACTTGAATAGTTGTATCGCAGTCAACGGGTCGACCTATACAGGTACTAACAACAATATGCTGTGGGGTGGAAAAGATTATCATGATAAAGACGTTACAGTTGACGAAAATGTAGATTTAAGTAAAACATGGGATAATGATAGTTGGAATAATCGCTGATAATTAAAACTAAACAAAATAATTATTCAAATGGAAAAATTCAAATGGATGTACTTACTTGTTTTAGTAAGTGGATTAATATTAGGAGGATGCTCCTCTGAAAACGATATTATCGACAATATAGATAAAGAACCTGATATTGACAATACAGATAAAAAACCTGATATTGATTTCTCCAAACTGACATGGACAAAAAGGACCATATCTTCTCAAATCGAAGCCGGCAGTAATACTGATATTAATACAAGAGGTGCAAGCGAAATCGGTTGGGATGGAAATCCTTCAGGCGTGCTTCCGACAAATAATATAAACTATTATATCAATGTTTATGATGGAAATGATAATAAAGTAGAAGACACTGTTTTAGAACTCACCCATGAAAACAATAATATTATTTACTACACTTCTTTTGGCGAAGATAGTAGCGGAAACCCTCTTGCATTTATTAAAAATGATTACGGAGATATGCTTTGGTTCGAAGTTGGTGAAAAACAAGATGAAGTTCGAATAGGAGATGTCTTTTAATTTTTAACTGATTGATTTTCAGTGTTAGTTTTTACGAAAATTGCGAAATCCTACATAGAAGACTACATGGAGGTCGTAATCAAGCCCAAAAACTACGAATGCAAAGGTAAATAAAACTTTTGAAAGTAAAGCGCTGAAATCAAGCATCTTTCGAAGATGCATTGTGAATAAACTAAGGTGGCGTATGAGAGAACTACAAGGTTCACTACATACGCCACTTTTGTATATTATTGGTTCTAATTAGTTTAGTTTATTTGTATCTAATTGAAGGTGTATAGGAGTCACCTATATATTATTTATATTTAGTGGAGATCGGTTTTATGAGAATATCAATATGTTGGTTATTCAATATATGTTCCATTGCTTTATAGATTGCCATCTTCTCAATCCCGGCGATCTTGAGCGCCTCCATTTTAATCGAGTTCTCCAACAACAATAGATAGTCTTGTTCACGAATCTCTACAACTCGTGTAGAATGCGTCTTCAACTTTGCCATACCTATTTATATATTTAGAGATTACTTATTTCCGAAGTCCGCAGGTGTCTCTCCCCACTCACGATTATCCCAATGGAGTACCTGAATATCGTCTATTTTAGCCGCCATAACTTTGAGGAATATTTCGGCTAATTGCAGCTGCTCACAGCGTCGGGATGACGCAGTTTGCTTATTACGATACCAAGTGATTGCGGTAATGCTATCTGAGTAGATAATACGAGGTGCTTCGGGGTGTCTGAGGATATATTTGACAGCCTCTACGATGGCGAGAAACTCTCCGATGTTATTCGTCTTGTTGCCTATGGAATGGTTGAAGAGTTCCAATCCAGAAGAGAGGTCAACCGCTCTGTAGCGTGTCAACCTCTCCTTCGTGGAATGTGCGCCGTCAGTGGCTATTCCTACTGTTGGGCGCATCATTTGTGACCACCTCCTATGTAACGCTTGCCGGTGTAGATATATCCGTCCTGCTCGAATCGGCGTATCAACTCCTGAGCCTGCTTAATGAAGTCGGCTATCACCTCCTCGTGGTTCTCGATGTCCTTGCGTTCTTTGAGGACAGGGAGCACTCCATCGAGTGTTCGGCTCATTGCACTTTTGCCGTCCTTCGGGTCGAGATAGATGGTCTTGTTGCCGAATGACACTGTAACCTTATACAGCGTTTTGGGAACGATTATGGTCTCTACTGTCGCAGGAAACTGTACGGGAGTGGCGGCAACTACCACATATCCCTTAGCCTTGTGCATAGGCTTCAATTCAACCGAATAGAGAACATTTGGCTCGATTGTACCTTTCAGATCCTCTGCCAGGACACAAATCTGCTTGCCATATCTTGAGTCTTCCCTGACTCCTTTCAATTGACGAGTTTTTGAGTGACGGGAAACAAAGCCTATCAGCTCTCCCGTTCTTTCCGATTTCGCAAACTTAATCTGCGACTTCTCCGATGTCATTTTACTTGTCTACCATATTCAATCTATTTCAATCAATTTACAAACTTGGTTACTCGATCACGCTAAATGGAGTACAAATATACATTTATTTTGCTTGTCCACCAAGTGTTTTAATCGTTAATTTTCAGCGTGTTACAGTGTATTGTGAATAGAGAAAATGTGCCATCAGAATAGTCGTTCATCTTCCGTGAAATGGCTAAAACGCTCGTCATTATCAGAGACTTGCAACAAGTGCCGACACTTCCAATAGCGATAAATTTTTCCGCCGTTTGGTACATAGACATTTATATCGTGAAAATTTAGGTATTGGTTGCCTTGTTCTGTTCCAAAATTCATCCAAGTAGCACAATTCGGTAGGTTCGGGTTGGGTTGAACATAGAAGTTCATCTTCTCCTTACCTGCGACAAATATATTATGAATACGCAGATCATTGTCTATCGGAAAACGGTAGGCATAGAGAGCGAAATCGCATATATCCGTATTGAGCAGACTGCCTCCAAAGTGCTTAGGTGCTTCAATCTTCAACCTATCGAATCTCGTTCGGATATGCGGTCGTCCCCGTATCTCTTCATATTTCTCATTGGTCACAGCCTCTGCTGTGGCGTACACCACCCTAAAACCGTTGTTTGTGCTGTCCAGCACCATTACATGCTCCACAATGTTACCACTCTTATTGATGCTCTCTTCTGTTAAGTCTGGTGGTTTAGTGACGCAACACTTTACTAAACCTACGATACCGATGATGGCCATCAGGATTCCCCAGGGACCTATGGCTGCTGCAACGAATACAGCATTGTCAGCCTTTTCTTTGAAACTACTCATAGCTATCTCGTTTTAATACCACGCCGCTCAAACTCTCGGCGTAAAGTATTGACCAACTGTGTAATATCAACCACCTCGCAGCTCTCGCCACAAGGTTTGCCGTGGAATAGCGGCGTGTATAACAACTTAAAGTCATCGTCAATGGAGAAACCTCCAATGAGTACGATGCCCGCCTTAATACGGTAGTATTCACCGTACATTGAGTACTTGTCCGTGGTCTTTGCAAACCCATACTCTGGAAGTAAATCCACCAATGCATCAAGTATAGGTCTTATAACCTCTTTGAGGAAGTTGGGAGATTCCAACTCGCCTTTTTTCTTCCCCTTCTTGGGAGGATTCTCCGCCACCTGTTCGGCGTAGGCAAAGAATCGCTCCTTGTAATCTTGTGTCAGTTTCTGAATATCCATATCCAATCAATTAAGTGTTACTATCCAACCACTCCTGGAGTGTCATCGAGTCCTCAAATCCGTACTCGTCAATCTCCACAAAACCATCAGGGCCCATTTCGATTACTTCCTTCGAGAGGATTGTTCCTGCGTGGTTTACAATTACACGGGGCTCTATGGTGGCGAACTCACCTCCGGTATCCGACTCACGAATATCGTAGGCGTGGAGCCCCTCGGGAATAATATCGCGATTGATACGCAGGCAGGTGAACAACACCTCTCTGCCATTTACACTGAGAACATCAAAGTTCTCGCTATACAACTCTTCTTTTGTCTTCATATCTTGTTACGCTATTTATAATTGTACGCCTTGTTAAACTCTGTGAGGTTGTCGGCGAACAGCTCCTCTCTATTCCACTGGGTATCTACGAATGCCTCGATGATACTCTCCGGAGCCTTGGTGTTGGTTTTGAGGTAGTCAATGGCATTTCTGCGCCACTCTTTATGGCAGATGTGCGTGTACTTCTCCCACACCTCGATAAGCGACTTATTGATAATCTCGCTTACGCCGTATGGCTCATCTGTGGCGGTGCCAATCTCACGCATACAGCACTCTTCGCTCTCAAATATCTCCTTGAGTGTGCACTCGGCCAGTCGCTGCTGCTCCTCGCCATTCTCATCTTCGGGGTACTCGATGACGGTTACTTTCATAGGTAGCCAATCCTGTGGCTGATGGTTAGTTGCGACGAACACAATGCTGTCAACTAACTTTCTCTGGAGTTCTCGCTCCTGTTCTCTTGGTTTCATACTGCTATTTGAATTTTACCTTGTTTGAATAATTCGTGTTTGTACTTTCTGTGTTCTCGCACAGTCTCCGCCCACTTTTTCTTATCGGGCTTGTACATTCCCTTCGCCTTGCTGCGCTTGAGTCGGCTGCGTGATGCCTCCATCTTGTCGGGATCGATGAGGAATGTTATCAGCCTTCGACTCACGCCATACTCTCGTGCCAACTGTCGCTGGCTCACATCTTCTGTGTGATAACGGTGGTATATCTCCGCACGCTGCTCGGGCGTTAGTTTCTGTCGGCGGTCATACTCTGTGCCGCTGATGGATATCTTCTCACTTTTGTATGGCATAGGCTACTCGTTTTGGGTGTTCAGTCCTTGCTCGTTGCAGCAGTCGTTGTACCAGCTGAGCAGCGTGTCGAGCCATTCGATGTTAATCTCCGCGAGGTGTCTGTCGGTAAACACCTCGCCCGTCTCGTCGTTGATAAGCGTGCAACTGCCGTCGTTTCTTAGTTCAGTCATACGGTAGCGAGTGAAGACAGGATAGTCGCCCTCTTCCTCGACATAGACAATGTGTGGCAGCCAACCATCGGGTCGGTGTGGCAGAGCCTTAAGCGTATTGACATACTCTGCCGATAGGTCGTAAAGTCTCTGTTGTAGCATAATTAAAGCAGGTTGTCTTCAAATGAGTAAATATCGGTTATCACAAAGTCCTCCGTGCCCTTCTCGGTCATCGACTGAAGGTCTCGCACAGAGTTGCAGTAGAAGAATATCTTATCGTCCTCACTCTCGACTACATCGCACGATAGTTTGAAGACAACATCACAGGTGTCGTGGTCATCTTGCCACTCAATCTCACAATAGGCGTAGCGTGGCTCGTGGCCGTGCTCCTCGCAGAACTCGACAAAGGAGCCCTCAATCTCCTGTTGTAATGCACTCATCTTCTCCATCGCTACTCATCTATCATTTCTACCATAATATCGTAGAGCTCTAAGACATCAAGGGAGTTCACAGGAACATTTCTCTCTATACCCAGATTCTCATACTCCAAGTGGGCGGTCAGTTCACCCTCGATTATTTCTAGAGCTATGACCTCGCACTTGTCCCCATCCTCGTCGTGGAATGTGTATGAGTGCCCATCAGGGTGCTCCAATCGTTGCTCGTCATATTTCGATACGGTCTCACGCATCACCTTGAGCATATCCTGACGCAGGTCCTGCATAGCCTCCTGCATCATCTGCACCTCGTGAATATCTTCGGGAGAGAGCGGACAAAGAAGATCTAACTCCTCAGCATTTACCTCCGCCTCGCTATGACCATCACCAATGAGGATGATGCGGTCATCGTAGTCCTCTATATCCTCGTCAGTGTAGTTCTGGTACTTCTCTTCGTGTGCATCGAGGACTGTATATTCGCCCGATGTCTTGTCAGCAGGGTCATTCCAATAGACTCGCTGCCCATTCTTGAATTTTCTCATATTATTGTCTTATTTTAGTCGTTGATACCGCAGATCTCGGTCTGCATTTCGTAGTCTTTGTAGTTCTGAAACTCGTAGTCAAGGTTGCTGACTACATCCTGCGCCTCGTCATCGGTTATCTCCTCCACATTGGGGTTGAAGATATCCACGCGCACGGTAAGATAGATTGTCTTTGATGCTGGCATACTATTCGATTTTAAGGATTTCACAGATGTTGTCACGGATGCTGATGAGCCAGTCGATGTTGTTCGTTGCGAGTGTTGTCTCGCTGGCATAGATTGTCGAGTGCTCGTCTTCCTGATTGTCGTAGACCTTCAAGTACCAGTCGCCATCCTCGCAGATGCCTATGGCGGTAACTTGTTTCTCGTACCACGCATCGTAACGATGGCAGTAGTCTACCACATAGGTTGGAGACTGTGAGTCTTCGTCAAACTCCAGCGGTAGCTCGGTGATTTTTCTCTCTTTGAGGAGCGATACGATCTCCTCCTGCAATGTTTTTCGCAGGGTGTTTACCTCCTGCCAACTGATTTTCTTTGTCATATGCTGTTATGTTTGTTGTTTAAGAGTAGGTGTAGAAAACTCTCTTGGGGTGAAGAAATCACCTCAAAAAAGTAAAAAATGACCGCCACGGCGTTTGTAAAACCGTGACGGTCGGTCATCATTATGGCGTGTGATGAACAATTATTCTTCGTCTATGTCCTCGTAGTACGGGACATTATGTCTACATACGGCGGCCTCCATCTCCTCCCACCACACCTCACTGTGGCGGTCATTCTCAAAGTTGATGGGCTCGCCCTCATTAAGGCGCAGTTTGTCACGGGTATCTAACTCCGTGTCCATTACAATCGCCTCCATCTGCTCGTCTGTTACATCCTTGGTGCAGAACGGCACTGGGAGCGACTCCAACTCTCCTCGTGAAAGTTCCGACTGACCATATTTGAAGATGCGGTCGTAAAACTCATCTACTTCGGGTTCGGGGTCCACCTCCAACTCCTCGCAGTAGAAGTTCTCTTCGAGTCCTTGTGTCTGGCGGATACTCTTAAATTGAGCCACAGCATCTCGGTCAATACCATATTCGCGGCTCTTTTTGTGTAGGTAGTCGACTGCCTTCTCAAAGGTTGTGAAAAGTGCGATGAGTGTTAGCGAAGCAGTGCTGAGCCAAGCATCGCCACGGTATAGCAGATATATCTTCTTTGTCTCCATATTATATCACTTTTATCTTCTTGAGTTCTCGTTTGTAGTTTGTAAGCGAAGGCTTTGGTCCGACCTCACGGACTATCTGACGCATCTGCTGCACGGTGTATGCCAGGCTCATATCGAGGCTGTAATCCTCGGCAAAGGCGGTCATACCTGCATAGCAGAATCCATATTTATTGTGCAACTCATCTGCGGTGTAGGATACAGGCTCCTCACCGATGTCGGCGGGTACAGCCATACCCTTAATCTTGTAGAGCATCCCTTCGAGGAGCGTTGCACAGTTGTCGCTGTGATATGTAAGGTCTCGGCGGCGGGCACAGTAGCCGATTGTCTCTCCGAGGAAGGTGTTGCGGAATATCTCTGTACGCTTGATGTCCTTAATCTTCTCAACGCCGTAGTAGCCTAGTGCCTGCACTGCACGCAACGACTTATCCACCTTCGGCTTCTCGAAGAGCGGATCATTCTCCGCCACAATCTTCTCGAGCCAAGTGCGATGGAAGGTGTTCACGCTGCACTCGAACACTCGTGAGGGCTTGCAGTAGCGCGACTCCGCACGGGTCATAATCAGGCGTGCAGTGTTGGGGTTATACTTATCGGTGTAGTAGAAGCCGATGTAAGTGTTGCCAATCTTGCAGTAGGTGTAATCCTCGTGGTTATTTTTGAGGGTGAGCAATGAACGCTCGCCACCGTAGAACTTCTCCGAGAGTCCTGTCTGTTTAACAAACTCGGAGATAAAGTGCTTCGGCACCCAGCAATTGTAGTAGTTCTCACGGTATACTCTCTTTGCCATCTCGGGCGTAATAAATCGCTTGGCAAAGTAGCGTATATTGTAGGTGTTGTATTCGAATGCCGCCTGCGTATTCTTCGGTGATTGAAATTCGAGAGGCATCTGCTCGAACCAACTATATGTTCGACAATTCTCCTCACAGTACTCCACAAATCGCTTTGTCCACACCTTGTCGGGAAACTTCGGACAGCTGCCACCACGCCTTACATAAGCCCTGCATACTTCTGTTGTGAGCAATCGTCTATCCTTGCTTTTCTCTATGTCAATAAAATCGTTGCCATCATTTTTGCCGCTTTCGAGTGCAAGAATCAGTCGTTTTGAGGTGCGGAACTCGTCAGGCAGTCGTCTGTAGAGGTATGCGTGCTTTCGTATGAGCTGGTCAGCAAGACGGTCATCCAATAGATGAATATAGTCTCGGAACATATACTCACTGCACACCTGGTTGTTGTCATACTCGGAGAAGAGAGCTGCATAGAGAGTTTCGTATGAGATATATTTCTTGGGTACCATCGACAGGTCTCGCTTAGCGACATACTGATAGAACTGCTTATCTTGGAACTTTGCAGGCGTAACCTTTATGGTGCGACTCACATTAAGAGAGGAGCATTGGAGCATCTGAATATACAGACTTTTGGTTTTTACCGAGTGGGGCAATAACTTGAGTATAATTTCAAGACGCATTATCGCTGAATTGTAGTCGATATAACGATAATCACCCGTCTGGGCAATCATCGCATCTATTGCCAACTCTGCATCCCAGATGTTGGCAGGAATTGTAGTGAGCACATCGAAGTCCCCTGAGCAATTCTTCATAACCTTTTGTGCCATCTCCCGTGTGATGATATGCGATGGCACCGAGTGGATATTGCGGTAGTTCTTATCTACGGCATGGCTACACACAAGCTCCGTGCGCAACTCCTCGGGGATATGTTTCAGGCTGAAACAGTGCCAACTATGGCTACTGTTGTTTAAGATACGCTCAATAATATCTGCGGTCAGCATTCGCTGAGGAATGTATGATAAGATCTCAACATCAGTACACTTTGTTGCCTCTTCAATCATTTCAGGTGTTATGAGTTCCTCTGGCATATGTTCCAATGCCAACTTAATACTTTTATACATACTTCTCCTCCTTCAATCTTGATGGTTTAACAATCTTTACTAATCTGAAATACTTATAGACATAGAGAATAACCTTCTCACGCTCTGCGAACTCCTCAATCTCCTCCCAGCGGGTAAGGTTGTGCACCTTGGCAAAGCCGGCATTTGCATTGTGGTAGACGGTCAGATGTCTGATAGTATTTTTTACGGGCTTTATGAAGTAATCCTCAAGGAGGATGCGTTCCTCGGCCGATAGATACCACCACTTACCATCAGCAAAGAGGAAGCAATCCTCGGCGTAACTCTTAAATAGTTCCACGCTATCTGCCGTGCGAGGCAGGTGCGTGTTATCCCTACGCCCATCACGGATAGCCCCGAAGCAGTGTATCTCATCACGGCAGTCTATCCATCTGCCGTATGGCGAGGGACCCAAGCGGTGAATGTCACCCAGAGCGATGAGTGCATCCACACGTTCCTCATTGGGATAAAATCGTTTGAGGACTCTGAGGAATCGTTCCGAGAGCTCCTCATTTGTTACTTTGATATGTCGAACAGTGCCGTTCGCGAGTAGTTTTCCAATCTGTATGCTCATAATGTTGAAGTCTTGTAGTTAAAGAGTAGCCGAGCAGCACCCCAAAGTAGTGTCTGCCCGGCAGAAATTATATATGGATTGACATAAAGACCTTGTCGATGTCCTCCTGTGCCAATCCGATATAACGCCTCGTAGTCTCAATGGTCGAGTGCTTGAATATCTGGTTCAGCAGCACCAGAGCCTCCGGGGAGCGTTTCATAAGTTCGTAAACATACCTGCCGAATGTCTTACGGAAGGTATGAGTTGAGAATGCTCGAATCTTCATTCTATACTTAGCCTTGAAGACCTTGAGCTGACGGTTGATGTGTACTATCGTGTAGGGCTCTCCTGTTCGTGGGTTATATAGTATCAGACTATCCACATCAGGACAACCCGACAGCTCGTACAGGTGCTGTGTTTTCTGTCGCACATCATCACTAAACTTAACCATACGGCTCTTCTTTGTCTTCTTCTCTATGCGGACGAGTTCTGTGCGGTTAAGCACATCTCGCCAGCGCAGTGTCCGCACATCCGAACATCGGAAGGCGGTGCAGAACGAGAGCCAACAGTACGCCTCCCACATATACTGGCCATCGGCTTCAAGATTGTTTATGAGTTTGTAAAATTCGGCTATGGGAAGGTAGTCGGCTGTCGTAAGTTGTCCTTTGATGCGTGTCATATTATGCTGTTGCTATGTTTTGTGATAGTAGCAACTCCGCCAGCGCTCCATTCTGCGGAATCATCGCAGGGATGTCGGTGCGCCCTGGCTAATAGAGTTCAGTTGCCACATTGTAGATGTCCCAGAGTGTAATCTTGCCCTTCTCGAGGTTGAGTTTGAGAAGGTCTTCGGTAAATACCGATATTTGTCCCTGATTGAGCGGATAGGTATCCACCTGCGAGGAGAGTCGCTTGTCGGCGCTGTCGTGTGATACACGGATAGCCGTCAGAAGACCAATGAAGGCGTACAACTCCGTAGGCGATACAACCTTTGACTTGAGTCGCTTGATACGCTCACGGTCCTCGGTCATATTGGTGTGGAAGTTAGATAGCCACTCATCCACACGGTCAAACAACTCCTCTGTCGTTACCTTATCACGACCATAGTTTGCTACACTTCGCTCCGGGGAGAGGATACACTGGTTGTGGCATATCTTGACGCAGGGACCAATGGCCGCCTGAATACCATCCTGATGGAATGCCACGACAAGCGTTGTGGTGAGTTCGTCTGTCTCCCAGTCGTTGATGCGGATTGTTGTGTAGATGCGGCGCAGGATATGTGCCTCGACAGCCTGCAAGCCAAACTCTCGCTCCACCTGTGGTAGTACCACGACGCCGGGCTGATTCTTGTTCTTGTTTTGTGCTGCGAAGATCTCCTCGACCTCGTAGTTCAGGTTGTGCTTCTCGCAGAGGTCGGACATACGCTGGATAACCTCGTAGTGGTAGATACCCTTGACGGGCTGACCGTAGATGTCGTTTTCCTTGTGAGTACGACGCAGTGTGTCGAGACTCATTGTTTCGATGTTGTTCACCGAGAAATTGAACTGCGTAGGAGCAGTCATTACCATTTGATTTGCCATAATGATTTTGTGTTAAAAGGTTATTAAAAAAGCGGTAAGCAAATGCTCACCGCTCGGTTATCTGTCTACAAGATGTTTATGTGTCTCGAAGTAGTGGCACATCGCCAACTCCGCTATGTTGTAGGAGAATATCTCGCACCACCAGTCGAGCAAGTCGACATACTCGTCAGAATTGCCATACTCCTCATCTACACCCTCCGGCACGATATGGTCGCCAACAAAGTCGCTGGCAAGTTCCATCACTGATTCGTGGTCGTAGGTGGCTATGTCGTCAATCTCTCGCTCCTTGATGTAGTCACGCACCTCCTTAGCGTGGTTGCGTGCCTCGTCGCTCTTGATGAGTGACATCTCACCGGTGAGCATATTGACGTGAATGCCGAGATGATGCGCCGAGAAGCCTCGCCCGAGCATCTCCTCTTTGAATGGGTCTATGAGTGCTATCATACCTCCTTGTTTAGTAGTTTTACAGGAACCCAATATGCAGAGGAGCCGAAGAGCTCAAGACCCTCGTCATCGTTGATGAGCATACACTCCTCGTTGCCGATAAACTGTTGCGAAGCAGGCCACTCGACAGCACGGTAGCACTTCTCTCGGTCAGGTGTTCTGCCGAATTGCAGCATATACTCATACTCAGGCACAAGCCTTGCACCGTTATCCTCTCTGTCGAATACAGGATAGCCAATCTCCTCCTGCTCGAAGTAGGTGCCATCATCAGGAAACTCCACCAATGCGTAGGTGTTGTTGTCCCACTCCTGACCGCAGTTGGAGCATCTGTTGCGTCCCGTTGTAACATCGAAGTAGATGAGCTCCGACTCGCACTTGGGACAGAAATCCACTTTGCGTTTAGGGATGCCAACAGCCTCTGCGATAATCTCCATACTATCCCAGAATAGTTGCTCGCAGTAGTCGTCTGCCATACGGCGGGCAAGTTCCTGCATCTGCTCATCTGTGACCTTCGCTGCATCGAAGCCTCGTGCAAGAAGGTCATCGCGACATACCGAGGTAATCGGGAAGAAGCCCTCGGCAAGCAACGCCTGTATCAGCTTCTCCTCATCTGTAGGGTTTTGAATTGCGTTAAAGTACGCTCTCACTGCTTCTAAAATTCTATTCATTGCTTTGCTCTTTTTTCTCTTGATACTTGATTAGTAAGGTGTGCATAGACCAGCCGCAGAGTGCCATCAGCATATCCCCACAGTTATCCTCACGGTATGCCTGAATAAGCTGGTGTGCCTTGTGGCGGTAGGTCTCCTCATCGGACTGTATCTCCGACATCACAACCTCCATAAATGTCTCGCAGTTCTCCTCGGACGAGAGAATCTCATCCATTAACTCTTCTTCTTTGTCGTAGTTCATATTGCTGTTGGTTTGTTCTTGTGTCATCTCGTTAAGCCAACGCTTCACATCCTCCATATCCTCCTCCACGGTGTCGTTATGAAGGCAGGAGCACATACCGTCACCATCGTAGTAGACAAGCACGGGATGCTTCGTGGCAGGACAGTAGCGGATAAGTAGTTCATCCTTTTTGAGTAGTTCGGTATCCTCTGGATTACGCATCGTGGTAATAACCTTTGAGGAGCGTTCCAAGATGCTCTGCTCGGCAGCTGTGAGTGACTCCTTGCCACCCAGCAGTTGCTCAATGTCTTTGAGTAGTTGATATACCATAGGCTACTCGTCGCTGTTCTGTTCTTTGAAGATTGCTCGCTTCTCATCGTAGGATTTCGCCTTCCACCACTCGTTGCAGGCATCTACAAAATCCTGATAGCCATCTTCGGGCGAGAAGTCATCCTGACGGTAGCCCGTAACCCTCTCCATTGCGGGGAAGTCGGCATCGCCCCACCAAGCCTCCATGCGCTCTACAAACTCCGTCTTCGTGCAGAAGTAGTTGTGAGCCTCACACTCGTTGCACCAGTTATCATCACGGTCAATGCCCGTCTCGCCGATGTACTCGTGGGTATTGGCATCTACCCACGCCTGTGTCTGAATCTCTGTCGAGCCGCACTCCTCGCACACAATCAAATCTCTCTCCTCCATATCAATACCACGATATTAGTACATACTCATTCTGCTGGTCGCTCTCGTTGATGAGGCGGTCAAGTACCTTTGTGATGAACTCCTCGAGTGTCATATCAATCTTGGTAAGGTATCTGGTGAGTTCCTCTTCGTTCTCACGATACTTCTCGTCCTTGTCGATGAGTATCTGTCGGAGGCGTTTGAGCTCCTCGCGTTCCACCTCATAGTCATCGGTGTAGATATCCTCGGCATTATTCTCAATATCGAACATCGAGAAGATATCGTATAGGGCATCCTGCCCATCGCTACCAAACATACCGCCGTAGCCGTATTGTACCTGGTAGGTTGTCCCAAAGTGTAGTTGTCTGCTCATATCTTTTATTGTTGGTTAGTCAATGTCGTAACCGATGAAGTTTTCATCGTTGATAAGTAGGTAGTAGTAGCCGTTTCCACAGCCACGATACTCCTTGCTGAAGCCTGCATTCAGCACACGCTTACCCGAAGTGTCGCCCTCAATCTCGCAGGGCTCAACCCATAGCGAGCCATCGTAGCCACGGAAGTCGAAGCGCAAAGAGTAGAACTTTTTTCCCTCACGCAGAGCCTCACGGAACTGCTGCATAGTGAGTTCTCCGCACCATTTCTCCACGGCTTTGAGCGATATAACCTGACCATCGATGCGTGTTCCTGTGGTCAGACCATTCTCGTATAGCGACTTTGTGGGGTCTGGATTGAGTGCCTTCTTGATATAGGGACCTGTGAATGTCGCCTTGCTTGCCAGACGCTGATACTTCAGTACCATCTGTCGGTTAGCCTCCTCGGCACTCTTGGGAGCGTGGTCTGATGGATAAAACACCTTTTCGATGCTATCCCAATCCGTGAAGAGATAACCACATTTTCTCTTGTTCGGGGCAACGATGCCTATCTGATTCTGGTCGCGGTTGATAAACAGCCTGCGACGCTTACCGCCAATCTGCACATGGAGTGATGGCGGGTTTGCTGTATTGCGTAAATATTCTTCTGCTGCGTGCATAATATCCTCCTTCCTATACGGCCAAAGCCTGAATGAAATACTCCTCATAGTCGGCTTCGATGCCGAGGTTTGTGCAAGCCAACTCGATGTCGCTATGCTGCATATCGTTTACCTCACGTAGTTCACGCAGATACCTGAGTTCATCATCGAGGTACTCTTGTGCCTGCTGCTCATCGCACGAACAGCCGCCACATATAGCCTGAATAATTCCTATTGCCATAATGATTCTTTTTTAATCTAACTCGAACTCATCTTCATAGACGGTAATCTCCTTGCCGCTTTCGCAAATTCTCACGAGCCATTGATTACCGTAGGGCTCGATAAGTTCTATGCGGCGGTAGCCCAAGTATGGTACTTTGAGCGTTGCTATTGCTCCTCTCTCCATTACGCCACCATCTCAAATTGTACACAGAACTGGAACTCGCTGATGAGGTTGCCTACATAAGGCATCTTTACAGGGTCCTCGCCATAGGGACAGAAGATGGTCTTTGCGTGTGTCTTGCAACGGATACCTTGCTCGCGTACTTTTGAGAGCAAATATGCTCTGCGTCGTAGTTGTTTCTTGCTCATAGTTGTAGTTTTTTTTGAAAGATATGAATGCCATTCGGGGGCATTACTCTAATTGTTTGATGTGAGCGTCATACGGAAGGATGCCCAACAGCTAATCAAGCTGGGAGGGCATCGTATCCGCAGGACGGTAGTAAATGTGATGGCCCTTCATATCGAGGTTGCCAAAAGTTGCGGTATGATTGCCGACCGGGGGCATAACTATAATCATTCGATGTAACTCCTTGTGATGAACGCGCGAACCGGTTGATATACCGGTTCGCGGGTCGCTTGAACAAGGCCGTGCTAAATATGTCAGCCCATCAATACCTGCTTGCCAATCGTGTCCGGCTACTTCTTACGCCACTCGGCCATCTTGCGCTTGAGGTCGATGCCGTTGTCTTCGAGCATCTTCTTCAATACAGCCAACAGTCGCCAGCCATCGCCATTGCGGTACATCTTAGCCTTGGTGGTGATGAACGCCAACGACTGGTATTTGTCCAGACGCTTGCCGGCATCATCATATGCCACACAGCCGTGGAAGCGGATGAGGTTCTGCATCGTGAAGTAGGCTCCCGAACCCTTGTAGGCATCAATCCACGCACTGCACTGTGGGGTCTGCCAGTGCATCTTGAGGCGCAAAGAGTTGAACTCTGCCACAGCCTCGTAGAGTTTTGCAGCATTCTTCGCACGACGGATAGCGTACATAGCACTCTCCAACGGGCGGTATAGTTTACTGTAGAGGTCAGATACGAAGATGTTCTTGCCGGCGATACGCTTATATGGGACACCCTTGCACTTGCGTACCTTAATCATATCGACACGCTTCTTGAGGAGTCCGATATACTCGCTTGCCATCTTAGTGGCTACCTCGGCGTTGAACCAGCGGTTGCGGTCTGTGAAGTTCTCAGGATCTCGGTGCTCCATCTTCATCTGTGCGTAGAGCTCATCGAGGAGCATCTTCCACTGATACTCGTAGCCCATACGGTGAATCATAGCGGTAACACCCATAGGCTGCTTGGTGCGATAGTCGAGGGCGGTCATCATATGGAATATCTGCGCCATAACCCAACGGCGGAACAATCGAGGATTAGGTACCGTGCCCTGCTTGATGATAAGCTCGAAGAGCGGGTCGTTGTCATCGAGGACAACCAACTTGCCGTCCTTGTTTGATGCAACGCACTCACCACCATTGGCACCCTGCATAGCAAAGAGGTGGCTTACATCTACACCTGCATCACGCAGCGCCTCGATACGCTCCTTGGCTGTCTTGGGCAGTTTCTTGGCAGGCTTAACCTCCTTGCCAACGACCTCAGCATACACAACACCGATACCGGCATCTTTACCAATCACCGTAGCAACCGTAGTAATAGTCTTGTCTGCGATTGCCAACTCTGCACCACACTCGGGGCAGAGAACTTTTGTCTCATTCTTTTTGCTCATAAGTTATTTGTTGTTAATGGGATTATTTCCCGGTTGAATCCATTGTTTGAGAATTACGAGGTCCTTATCCTCCTTGCTCTGCCAGAACCATTTGCCCATACGCTCCTCGTTCCACTCCATTCCGAGCAGCACTTGGCAGAGGATGTAGAGCTCAAGTTCTATTTGTGCGGGGTCTCGACGCTTGCCGTAGAGCATATCCTCGTCCGAGAGTTCCCGCTCGGGCAATGCTCGAAAGTATTGGCGGGACTTGCTCTCGCTGCGCTCCGAGGGCACGGAGTGTTTGTAGAAGGTGTAGAGGCGTTCCACGGTGTAGAGGAAGTCATCAAGCGTTGCCAACGACATTCCCAGCTCGCCCTCGTACTCTCCATTAGTGATAATCTTCTTGCCGTCAATCGTAAGGTTTCTCCTTTCGAGGTCAACCCTGAATTTTGCTCCGTCCTTAACGGCTTGGACGGACTCGTGGTAGATGTTATTCATTTGCTTACTTGTTTTCGTGTTTAGCACTCTGAGCCTATGACGCATCGCTTTATAGGTCTGATAAATACAGTGGATTCTCGATCCTGAGACCTGACAATCTGCGGGTGTCAGGATCGAAGTAAGAGACTGTATTGTTAAACGAGACTCCTTGTGCAGTTTTGGTTGCGTTACCTTATGGTCTTGTCAGGGTGGCACATATCTTTATCAAACTGATGTAAGCAGCACTGAATCTGATGGACCCTAAGTCATCTATCGTAATCGCAGGAGATGACTAAGGTTCCATCAGACTGCGAGGGCTGCTCAGTAAATTCCTGACCTTGACCATAAACCTTGTGCGAGGCGATGCGTAATGGTGAAGAGGTGGCATATATCTCTATGTTGTTGATGTCTCCCGTCTGGGGAAGCCTAAGCAGCGGCGTCGTATAACAATCGGGATTACGACGCCGCAGCGGAGGCTTATTTAAGACGGGACAATGAACTCTCTTCCTCGATACGCTCCCTATGCCGGGCAGATTCTTATAGCAGTGGCACATAACTTTATTCTTTCGATCTATCCAGCGTGTAGCCAGCTCGGAGGAGTCTCGAAGGAGGTCAATCTGCCTCCTTCAAGACTCGGCGGAGCTGGGTTAGCACGCGGGATGTAAATGTCTGCTCCTCGAATCTTTGCCGATGTGCTTCGGCATATTGCGAATGTCAGGCAACCGACACATTGCTTTACTTGCTTGATAAATACAGGTGGTGCCAGAAGTTACATGGATTCACCTGGGGATAACCAGGTGAATATATCTCACTTCTGGCTGTATACCTGTATTATTGAATTGTTGCTCTTCATTCGACTGTCGTGTGTTCGACTTGTGTTATAGTGATGCTACCAGAGTGTTATACACTGCACGGCTGGTGAGCAGTGCTTTCTGCATACAACCTATGGTCATATAGCCATCAATCTCTCCGGGCATCTTCTCTCGGTTAGCCTTGACATTTCGGCCTCGGCCACGCACGATGCAGCCATCACTCTTCGTAGCTACATAGCCTAAACCGCCAACCTTGCGCTTGCCCGTCTTCACGGCACGCAGGCAGTCCATAACGAACTTGTTGAGTTCGTCGATGTCGCTGCGAACATTGCACACGGGCAGTATCTGAGTAGCCCAGCTATGCTCGCCATCACCCTTGTAGAGGTAGCGATTAACCGAGTTGATGGCCTTGTGTAGTGATGTTCGGGGGTTGCGGATTGTGCGGCGCTCAATCTCTCGCTGGAAGGTCTTGATGCGACTCTGCGATAGAGAGATGTCCGAGCCCTTGATGCTATAGCCGAGGAATTTGAACCACCTATCCGATGTCAGATACTCAACCTTCTTCGGATTGAGGTGCATAGACTTCTCGGCGAGGCGGCTCTTCAAGATGGTCATCGCTTGCTCGTATTTCTCACCGATGTAGAGCATATCGTCCGAGTAGCGAGTGTAGAACTCACCCAGAGCGGTAAGCTCCGCATCGAGGTCATAGAGCAAGACATCGGCAAGCCAGCTCGCCACGGCACAGCCCTGCTTGAGTGATTGGAACTTACGCTGCAACTTGTTATCATCATCAAAATAGAGGTCGTTGTGGTAGTACTTGCGGAGTACATCAATGACTACGGAGTGACCGTGCTTTGCCTCGACTTTATCGAAAGCCTCGTCAATAAACATTAGAGGCACGCTGTCGAAGTACTTGCTGAGGTCTGCCTTCCAGCCGAGAGTGTCAGTTGTTGAATTGTAGGCAATACGACTGCTTACCTCCTTAACAACCTTACCACAGCCGATGCCTGTCTGATAGGATTTGCACGCAGGGTGCACCATCTCGGGCATAAGGTCAAACAGCAGGTCGTTGGCAATACTGAGGATGATGCGGTCGATAGGCTCATTCACATAGACGGTGCGGAACTCACCGTTATCCTTGGGTATTTGTGCCGTGTGTGGCGGGGAAATCTCATACTCACCGTGCTTCATTGCACTCGCAATGGCAAGGCGGGTATGCTCACTGGCAAGGTGTATCAGCTGGTCTTTGCGGATATCCTTGCCTACACCTTTCGCAATGGCCTTCGTCCATCTGTCAAGGTCGAAGAACATCTCTAAAATCTTGTCTGCCATAATTATTAAATGTATGGTAATGAGTATTCACTCATAGGCTCTGCGATGGCTTTGCACATCTTGTGCGATGCTTCGTTGCGTGGGTCTATGCGCCACGACTCGGCATTTGCCATCTTGCAGACACAGCTTCTGACCAATCGGAAGAAGTTCTGCTGCAATGTCCTATGCATATAAGGAATAGCCTCGGCAAAGCGGTCAGGGTTGAAGGAAAATGAATTAATTGCATCTTCCAATGCTCGTGCAGCCTTGAACTCTCGGCTATCTTCAAGATTTTCAGAGGGCTTGCCAAACTTTGCAATGTCCAACTGATTTTCTAAAACAATAATGGCGGCACTCATCATCGCCGCCATTACTTCTCCATCAACTCGGAGTATGTTGTCTTTAGACACGATTGTTATCTCGTTGCTACTCTCCTTGAACTGCTCAAACTCTGTGAGCATACCTTTGATTTGCTGTATCTTTTCTCTATCCATAGTCTATCTGATTAGTTCGTTTTCACATAGAAGCACATCACCCACGATGTAGTCCAGCGTGGTAAAATGTTGGTGGAAGATGTTGTCCGCCTCCTCGTTGTAAGGCAGGTCGAGCAACTTGCCCTCCTCGTTAAGGATCATAGATTGTTTGTCGTCGAGTTCTACAATCTCGACCATTCCGCCAACTGCCGCCTGCATCTCCTCAAGAGTGAAATACTCTCCATTGGCGGGTGTTGTGGCAGTGCGTGTTCCGTCTGTTTTGATTATCTCAGCCATTGTTATTTTAGTTTTTTATGTTCGTTACACAGTTCAATGAAGTACTTACGCTCGGCAAGGAGTCGGTCATATTTTTCGGGGTCCTCCTCACGACGCATATCAGGTTTGCCCGCTGCAAAGTGCTCAACAAGCACACAGCCGCAGGTGTGGGTAATCTTTATCGAGGTACTCAGCACCTCAATCTTTGCACCCTCTTTGGGCACAGCATCGCTCTCTATGATGCGTAGTTTATCTATCTGGTACATCACTTTCGGGGTTTAGGCAGCCACGCCGTATGTCGCTTGACACGGCGTAGTTGGTTGATGATATTCTCGAACAACTCTCTGGAATAGATACGGTAGTGAAAGGCGGCAGAATACTCGCACACATTACCGTGAAAGTCCACATAATTTCTCTCAGGGTCTATGCTGAAGAGTGAGCCTTGCACTTCGAGGGTGTAGTGGTTTTCTCGCAGCCACTTGAAGAACTCGAAGATGTCGGGATAGCGTGAGTGGAAGGTGCAGTAGTCGTAGTGGTTCCGGCGCAGATTTAGAAGACGCTCTGCCATCTCTCGGCGGTAGCGTCTATCGTCATACTTATTACCGCTATCCGAGGTTAGGCTACAAAGGAAGAGTTTTCGCTTTCCCAACTGAAAATAGTATGGCGTGTGCATCACAATCCTATTGTGCCACCCGTTATGGTTGCGGATAGGCTCACCCTTGATAATCTTCGGGTGTTGCTTCAACTTCTTGGCAAAGCGGCTTATCTCGGCATCTATATCCTCATCACTGAGGCGGATGTCGCGCAGAGCCTTGAAGTATCTGTCGCCCAAACGAAAGCATAGGTCGTACATCGTGCCCGAGTACGCCTCACCAACGAAAAAGCGGTTGCGACGCTGACGCTTGGGAGGTACACAGCCTAAAAGGTCGTAGTAACGCTCTTCCGTAATCTCCTCGAAGGGTTGGCAGAGAGCCTTGTCGTAGCGTTTAAGCAATAGGGCTATGCGGTCAGGGGTTACAGTGATAAGGAATGGATTGTCATACCTATCACGCAACTCCTCCAGAGTTTCCCCACCGTAATCGCTATGCACATCATCACGCATAGAGGTTACAATGACGCTATCAAAGTAGCGTGAGTCGATAACCAGAAGCATAGCCTACAATGTTATGTTGAGCACTCTGCGGGCTGCACTCACAGCGTTCTGCGTGAGTTGTCGTTGCCACGCCTGATTGCGAGGTGACCACTTGAAGGCATTACCCTTGAGCTTGGTACGCATATCACTGTCAGGAACAGCATCGAAGAGGATTTGCAGGCGGTCTTCATCGTAGTTATAGACGATAGTTCCACCCTCAAAAGCAATCTCCTTATTCTCTCTGTCTGCCTGCTGCTCCAACTTCTCACGCACCTTACGCACCAACTCTGGCAGTTTGAAGATGCCGTGGCGTGCGGTGACGATAGGCTTCTTCATCGTGGCGTTGAGTTCTTTGATGAGGGCAACGGCACGGTCTATAATCTCCACATTACCTTTGTTGCAGTGTGTGGCAAGTCGCCCATAGAGGTTGCCGACAATGAGTGAGCGCATACAGGGCAGCGTACCATTGTCGATGCCTCGAATAGTTTCGGCAGTACTCTCAATATCTGCCTTGACCTTCAGCCACGCCTCTTCGGCAAACTCTTCGGGGGTCTTCTTGCGCTCTTGTGCCTTGCTGATGGCATCTAACGCACGCTTGCGCCACTCTCGAAATGCCGTTACACTCTTCTCGTAACTGCTGAGAGCTTTGTTGTTGCGCTGGGTGTTGAAGCGTGCAGGCCCCGTAATCATAGCACTCGCACAGCGGCTATTGGCAGAAATCATCGCCACGAAGTAGCGGATATAGTTCTCCTTGTATCGCTCACGCTGCTCCTCGGGCATAGCAGATAGGTCTTCGTGCAACTCTTTCTCATAGGAAGCAATATCTGACTCGCCACGCTCTTCGGGAGAGAATGATGTGAGGTTGTAGGAGCGACACGCCTGCTCGAAGTAAGCCTCAAGGTATCCGGGGTGTGCAAACTCCACAACCTCCCAATCTGCGAAGTTAGCAGGTGCAAGGATCTTCTCCTCGGCAATATCTCCGATAAGGTGAGCATAGCTGCAATAGCCATACTTCTTGCCTCTAAAATGAAATGCCACAGGCTCACTCTCTGCGGCATCTTTACGCCTAATCGTGAGCACACGATGGGCATTAACTTTGGTTAAGGTAATCGTTTCCATTTCTCTGATTTTTATGTTAATACTCTTTGTTCCTTGATGTCGAGGGCTGCAATCCACACTAAATACATCAGTGCATCGTGGCGGCTCTCAATAGTTGGGCTGTCGCACAGACAGCAGACTGCATATCTGAGGTTCTCGAACGACACATCGGCAAACTGCTCGATGATGTAATCCTTACTTGCAATCTCATCGCACACATCATCGGCACTGCCCATTGCAGGCACGGCAACGATGTCCTCGGCTTTAAGCCCAATCTCCTTGTAGAGGTAGTCGAAATAGTAGTACTCCATAGCATTACTCCTTTTCGGTAAAGGTGATGCGGGTTGCTCCATCGTAGCCGAACTCTGCCTTAAGCCCAAAGGCTTCGGCATCGCAACTGATACTGCATATATCCCAGATTTCAAGACGCTGGGCACAGGTTATGACCGTATTGCTATCACTGATTTGTGGCTGCTTGTCTTTGAGTGAGGCACTGCCACAGATACCTCTAAGTATTACGCCTCGCTGATGTGTCGTTAGTGCCATACGCTAATCCTCCTCTATGCCATAAAGGTTCGACATTGTGCTACGCAGAGCATCACGAAAGCCATCGCTCTCGCCCCAATACTCCAAAAGTTCATCGGCAATGGTCTGCATCTCCTCGTCTGTGGGCATATCGCCGTCATAGCCGTACTCCTCAAGCAAGGCACGGCTGATGATTACACCTGATACTTCATTGATTTTGTTGCTCATCTCTATTCGGTTTAGTTCTGAATATCTTTACATAAATCTCTTCGTCTTCGTGCTGCTCGTTGTAGTCGCACACAGCCTTCTCAACCTCTTCGAAGTTGGTTACCTTGTAGCCCGTGATGTTTTCAATCTCCTTGAAGAACTCCTGCTCTTCGCCCTCTTCGTACTGATACTCCTCGCCGCAATCGTAGGGAGTGATGGTGTATCGCTGAGGAAAGTATTCTCCGGCAGTGTCATTGGTGGCATAATATCCCATTCCCGGCTCCTCGGTAATGAAGTAGAACTCAAGGCTCGGATATTTCCCTTGCAAGAAGGTAACAACCTCGTTAGGGTCATTCCACGCAGTTTCGGTGTCAAAGCGCAATGCTCCATTGTCATCATCTTTTTCGAGGTTAGACCAATCGCCACGACAATAAATCGTGTTCCAATCGCCACCCAAGAGGGTTACAAGATTACCGAGCCAACTCTTGCCGAAGCCATTTTCGACAAGCGACTCCTCACGCTCTTCGAGGGAACGCATCTTCTCGTAGAGGTCGCACACTTCGTTTTCATCTCCCGTTACGACATAGGAGGTAAAGCACCAATTAGGCATAGTTCACTGTTTTGTTAAAGTATAGAGCCAATAGCCCCATAGCGGTTTACATCGGTTGATTTTTTACGCATAGACCTAGCACCTGCGACTACACAGTTTGAGGGTGTCGGCAGATAGCGGATAGGTCTTGTTAAGGTGGTCGGGGAACGCCTCACGAAACATCAGTTCGGCGGTCAGATACTCCTTGCAGAGTTTTCTCTTGCGTTTCTTGCGGGTTGGGAGTGGCACTACGATTGCTCGCTTTTTACGCTCCTTGGGCATACGCCACTTACCTCCGACAAAGACGGCTTGATACTCTCTCTGCAACACATTGTTGCGGTAAGCCGATACCGATACGCTGGGAACATCGCCCAAGATGCCATCGTGAGCAAGGCGGTTAAGCGTATCTTCGGCACTCTTAAAACTGGCAAAGCACCCGAAATGGCGAGTGCGTTTTGCGTTGAATACTTCTATCATTTTGCTTTGATTTTGTTACTTGCAGACACTCCGAGTTGCAATCTCGGCATAGTGTGTATTAGTGTCTAAAAAAGGGTGCGCATACAGTTCGGGCATAGTTCTCCTCGCTATATGCGCACTCTCGGCAGTGTTCACTCCTCGTCATCGCAGTCAATGCCTGCTACGAGGTTGCAGATCTCTTGCAATGCAGACTCTATCTGCACCAAGTCATCGATGTCGAAACAGATGGCATCATCATCACTTTCCCACACCTCACGGGCAATGTGGATTGCTTCGTGTATGGCGGTGGCAGATGCTTCCAATGCCGTCTTCACATCGTCAATGGTATGCTGTCGCTCTACTGCGGGCATACCGCCGGCAAAGTTCTTCTCGCTACTCACGGTTACGATACCTTATGCCCGAAACAAAAAGAGCGCATTATCGGCATACAGACGATAACACGCTCTTCACGCAATTACGAAATTCTAACTATTGCACTCCTATTTCAGGCAGATTGTCGGATAGTTACTCCACGGATTAAGCCGCTTTTTCGAGGTCTACGACTACAACCTCTTCAGCGGGCTTGGTGGCAGGTTTACGCCCACGCTTGGCAGGGGTTTCTGCAGGCTCTGCCTCAACCTTTGCAAGGTTAGGGGCAAAGTTCATTGCATCACGGATTGCCTTGGCTGCTGCGTGGATAGTCTTGGCAAAATCTCTGCTCGACTTCTCAAGGTCTTTCTTGGTTGGCACAAGTCCAATGCGAGCCCACACACTATCCGTGAGGTCGTACTTCTTGATGCGGCTGTTACGATTGTCGCAGATGATGATTTCTGCAGGAGTGGTGGCACGGAATTTCGAGCGGATACCGTCAGCATCCTCACGCAACTTTTTCTCCTCTGCAACCGTGTGCCAAATAGTGGCTACGAGGTTTTTAACTACACGGAAAATCTCGTTGTCTGAGTTATCTGCAGGCTCGAAATCCTTGCCCCAGAAATGCTGTGCTGTCTGCACCAATTCTCCGTCCTTGTTGGTTGAGTTGTAAACCAACATTACACCTGCAAACGCACTGAGGTTTGCATACTGCTCTTTGTTCAATTTTGAAGTTGCCATAATGATTTGAATTTTACAAACTCTGCGCAAAATTACGCATTGCGGGCACTCTCGGAGTCGAACCGAGAACCTTACACGCTATAGTGCAAAGTGTGGCAACCATACGCCACGCACCCAAAAATATGCCGTGCATTTCACCCTGCACGGCACATTTTTCGTAACTTTGTCGCACCTATAAGTGTACCCTATAATTGGCTATCCATCAGAGCATAGTGGTAGCATAAGTGCATCAGCACCGGTCTGCTCTGCGTGTCATCGCACAATCTCTGCTTACTCCAATTTCGGCAGAGTGTTTCTTTGGCACACCCCGTATCTTTTGCAATACGGCAGCACACATTCGAGCGGTTGGCGGTTGGTGATTATGGGCATAACATTGGCAATACCCTTTTCTCAGGCTCCGTGCAGGGTGTTTTTCCTGCATAGTAACTTTTATCTCCGAGCGCACAAGGGCGCATTTATGGCATTATTCTGTTACCTCTCTTTTCTACACGGCTCTCGCACTCCCAAATTTGCGTGCTTTGCGTGTACGGACTATTTGCACAAATAGACCGCTCCAACTTGCTACATTGGTCTGTAGTCTTGCGTGGTGTGGTTATTTAACACCCTCTTTAATCGCTCCAAAGCGAACAAGCAATTTTCGTTTGTCCAAGCCACGAAAATAGGTTTCCCACAAAAGAGGCTTTTGTTTTCTCGCTCAAGGCGGTTTGGTTTGTCTGTTTCTTAAATCAAGATTTTAATTGTTATTTTTTCAGTTTATTTTTTCGTTTACTCTTTGCCGTTGTTGTTGGCGTTTGAGTACAGCACTATAGTAACACCGAATTTTCAAACTCCAAAACTTTTGCGAAAAAAAATTTTGTGATGGATAGCGATTTTAATTTTTGCTTGAGTATGGAACGCCCACGCGCGAGGGCTTGTCTTAAACCTTTGAAAATCAATCGCTTGTAAAAAGTTGAAAAATTTTTCATTTTTGCAAAAATCAATTTTTGCCCGTTTCAACATATATAAACAACTGAAACAAAGTATTTTACACTGATTATCAAGCAGTTACAAGGTCAATTCTTTTATATATAGGTGAAAATCAACGAAAAAATAAATTTTTGTTTCAATTTGTTACTTTGATAGGCTTTTTTGTTCACTTTTGGACAAAGTAAACATTCTAAAACATTGATATTCAAGGGTGTAAAAATTATAAAAAGAATTGGGAGGGTGTACACCCCGGTGCGGATTCGGTATCTGCCCTCGGGCCATTTTTCCAAGTCCCATTTTTGAGAAAGTGAACAAATAATTAGGATGCTATTTTCTGGGGTGTTCGAGTATATGATTGTGAATAGTGAATTTTGTTATATAATTCTGATTACCAGCAGACTAATCTAAACTAATGTATATAGACTTTTCACTCTTTGATTTTTTTGTTCACTTTGTGATCCTTTATATATTTTAGTCAAAAAGAGGTTACTTAGATGCCGATTTCACAACTCGAACAGGCGAATGTAAAGATTGATTATTTGCACATTTTGTCTGGCAATCGATATAAATAATATGTCCGCGTGCATACGATGCAGATGTGATGAACGCAGTGTAATGCGGTCAGGCGCGAGGGGCGGCATGGGCGATGGAAGGTTGTCTTGTGTGTTGGTGGTATATGTAGAAAGTTATTATTTAATAGTTTCACTATTATTTTTATATGAATGCTGAGGCTTAGGGGATATCCTATATCCCCGCATAACTATAGATCCCCCAGTTCATCGGCAGACGGCGCAGTCCGTCTGTTATATTAAACCAAGGTCCTTTTTGTTACTTTTTCCTCCCAGGAAAAAGTTATAGTGTTATGTCTTGAGGCATATATAAACCTATATATGCCTTCTTATACTATATTATTATACTCATTGCAGTTTTCAGCAAACCCTTCAGCATGCAACTTGTTAAAAACAGCATATCTATTGTATAACTTAGCAAACCACGCAATTTGAGGCACAAAAAATGGCGGGAGTGTATGCTCCCACCACTTGAAAATTACATAGTTAATGCCAACTTAATCATTAAAGAACTTAGCTACATCATCCTCGGTTATTGACATCACGCTACGTTGTGTTTTTGTAAATGCCCAATCAGTAAACTTACGCAACTGCACATAACTCCACCGACTAGTAACGATATTAATTAACCTGTCATAGGCCTGTATATCCCAAATATAGTCGTACATCCCGTCAATTGGAACACGCTTCAATAGTCCCATCCATTCTGCTTTTTCCACGCATTTCTCAAATGTATGTCTTCGCATACCTAAGCATCCTAGATGTTCCTTAGTTGGGCGAATAGTCTTATATCCCAGACTTCTCTGTGCGTTGAGATCTGCCATATAGACCATAAAGGCTGACTCTGGCAAGTCAAATGCCATCATCAGCCCTTTGTAAAACTTGTAAAAAGCAGGTGCTTTCTTCACTTTCATTTTAATTCTGTGTTTGTAAATCTTGCTTCTCCTCTTTGAGGTAGAAGTGAATAATTTTACCATTGATCATAGGTTTGTAAACCTTGTAACCTAACACCTTTGCGTGCTTACCTACCGATACACGGTTAGCGATTTTGCCAGTTGTTGCGACCAAGTGACGAGCCATCTCATCAAAAGTCATTTTGGATTTAAGTTGCATACTACTTCGTTTTTTAGTTAATGAATGTATATGTCACTTAAAGTATAGGGGGCAACTAATATCAAAGGTTTACAAATAGGATAAATTAATCGAATCCGAACCGCGATTTTTGAGGAATTAACGGGTTAATACTAAATGTTCGCGGTTCAGACTTCGATTACTTAGGATAACATCAGCTCGGTAATCTCTTTAATGAATGACTCGTTTCGCTCATCCATCCACTCCTTGGCCACATTCCAGGATAGCGACTTACCAAACTTGAAGTTCTCCTTGGTTATAGAGTGATGTGACAATCGCCCCTCGGTTGGCTTGAGTCCCAAGTCGTGAAGCTCGCATAGCCCATTATTGAAGAAGGTACAATAGCCGTTATCTTCTTGCTTTGCTTGTATCATCAGCACTGGATAACCAATTTTTCCGAGAGCCATACCCACACACCAATGTGTCGCAGCAAGCCTATCTTTATACCCGGCCTTGATAAGTCGAAGAATATCTTCGGGAGTACCTAAGCAAGGTGTCTTACACTGTTGCTTGCACTTCTGACACTTACACTCGATGGGTCTGCGGCCTGTCTTGCGCATAATACGCTGCAATGATGTCTCCATTATGCAAATTCAGGGTGTTTCTTGTTCCACAACTCAATGATTGACTCACGACCGATGTGCGTCCAACGCTTCACACTGCCAAATGTGAACATCTTACCTTGGGCATTCTCCCAGGTGTATGGTACATCGCACTGCCACGAGCGGTATGCCGGCAGTACAACCCATTGTTTCTTCTGGTACTTGCAGATGCCTTCCTCCATCAGGAACTTGTGCATATGGCGAGAGGATATATTGAGTTCTTCAGCAATATGTGTACTCTTGAACCAATCTCGATTCTCGATAAAGTCATCGTAAAATGCTGCCTTGGGAGCATACTCACGGATAATACCTCTCAACTCATCAATCATCTTGTTTGCCGTGTTGATATCTTCGGGCATAGGCTTACTAAGGCAAGGGATGTTGATGGTCTTAGGCTGTTTTCGCTTTTGAAGACGCTTTTGATACTTATCCTCGAAGATGGTGAGCTGCTCATCGCACCACTTCACCAAGGCGGAATCGGGGTCAGGATCTACCCAGCGAGCCAAGGATGTCAATAGTGGCGCTTCAATCCAAGTAGCACCAATGCCACGACCACGAGAGGTCAATATCTGAAACTCATATCTGTCGGTAATGTTGTTCTGCGCCAGTCTGCGGCGAAGATTGTCCGTAGCTGCAACACGCAACCAGTCGCTTGGGAAATGTCCATATGGCTGAGTAATCTGTGTGGCATTTACCATTAGCTTGTCGCCGATACGCCTAAATGTAACGGGCATATCTTCGTTGAACTTAACTGTTGTATCTACATGATGCTGAGCCTGCGTCTCTGCGGCCTCTATCTCAAAAATCTTATTACCAAACTCTTCCAGCTCATCTATTAAGTCTCGGGGTAAAATACTCTCCCTACGCACTAACTGAATAATGGTATGCATATCACTAGGACGGATAGCCCAATACTCCCTTCCATTACGGCGGAATGTCATCTTCATTGCAGAAGGACAGAGATTGAGGATTGCCCCATCCTTCAATAGTTCGCGTTGCTTGATGATTTCGCACACATCGGCCATACAGATATACTGGTGGCCATAATAGTTCCTAGACACCTTAATGCTTGTGTCTCTGAACGGGACTGTTCTGTTTTCTCTCATAACTACTTCTTTTTGTTTTTCTCTTTCTTTTCTTTAATCTCTTTGCGTACTCGCTTTTTTGCCATCTCCCGCACGGTGTAGTAAACCCTTTCTTCACCACACAACTCGTCATAGTCTGCAAGAAGCAATGTCCCCAGGTCGGCAATCTCTATCTCCACCGTATCGTGAAGTTGTCTGAAATAGAGTCCTCCGCTGGTTTTGTGCTTGCCAGTACAACAGGCATATATGGACTGCAAATTTCCTTTGGTCAGTTCAGCAGCACTATTTAGCGAGCGTGTGACGGCAATCAGGTTTTGTGCACCATTGAAGATCAGCACAACCTTAGGTCGTCTAAACTTGCTACGTCTCATAGGATTTTACACTTTTTGTTAATTCCTCAATAGTAAATCTACTTCCGGCAGCCATAATTAGCCAAGAATCTGAAACCGAGAACCCGTCTATAAGCAATTCTGACATACGCTCCAAAAGGAACGCAGCAAAGTCAGGTTCAACATAGACGACAAACAGAAGGGTCAGGCTTTCATCAATTAATATATGTCCCGAAGTCTCATCACGAATAACAAGATCCTCCTTATCGATGCTGTATGTATTTGACAGAGCCGTAATCCAATGATGGAATGCTATCCGAAACTCTTGTACACTGTGACGCCGCTCGTCTCCACGACTACGGATAAAGTGTGTAGCATCGAAATATGTGGGGCCGTTATTCGGTGATTCTCCGAAGAGAAGTTCGGGGAATTCCCTGTAACGAATTATTCTACAAGGAACCTTTTCAATCTTCATTTTATCTCTTCATTTGATATTAAAATTTGTTACCTAATCGTGTAATTTTTTGCAATTGCGGGTGTAAAGTTAATAATAATCAGGCATTTTCCATTCATTAAAAACCTTCTTTTTCGTTGATTATCAAGATGTTGCGAGAGTTTTCCTTATTCACAATATATCTTTGTGGTTGGTTGTAAATTAGGCCGATATAGTCAAAATCGGTATTCACAATTTAACACCTAAAACTTTCTCAAAAAATTTTCTCTACTCTTTCAAAAAAGAGTGAAAATGACAACTTCGGACAGCACTTTTAACGGAGAATTGCTATCGAGCATCTTCCGAACATCGAAGAAAACCATACAGGAATATGTGCGAGAAATCGAGCGAAACAATCGTTATCGTTCGGTTCGTGGAGATATAGAATCCGGCTACATTCTCGATGACCGCTCCAAACTCATCGACCTTTACGATGCTTGCCTCCAGCAGGACGCTCATATACGCTCCGTAATCGAGACTTTGGAGAGCCAGATTCTCGGTGATAGGTATATGCTTGCTCGAATAAACGAGAAGGGAAAGTACATCAAGGATGTGCAGAATACCCAGAAAATTCAGGGCTCGCAGTTCGATAAGATAATCAAGGGCATTGTGGAGTCGAAACTATATGGCTACACATTGTTGGAGATTATGCCTACTATCGACCCGAAGACCGGTAAACTTGCAGAGGTAAACAGCATCGAGCGTCGTAATGTGCTCCCTGACCAAAAGGCGGTACTCAAGCGTCAAGGTATCTGGGAGCCGCATTGGGATTTGCGCAATCCTGCCTACCAGCGCAACTATGTGCTTATATCATCAGGTGATCTCGGACTCTTCTCTGCCACTACGCCACTTATCCTTGCCAAGAAGTTTACCGTAGCTAACTATGTGAACTTCTCTCATACATACGGACAGCCCATCATCCACGGTAAGACTGTATCGGAGAGCAATGCAGACCGCAAGCGATTGGCTAATGAGATTGCTAATGCTGCACAGAACAAAGTCGTGGTAACGGGAATCGAGGATGAGGTCGATATCAAGACCTTCACGATGTCGAACTCGGAGAAGATCTACACGGGCCTTATCGAGTTTGTAAACAGCGAGGTTGCAAACCTTGTGCTGGGTTCAGAGTCAATGGCAGGTGGTATGCAGTCCTATGTGGGTTCAACGAAGGCTCATCAGGATATCTTCCGTGAGCGTATCGAGGTCTATCGTCGATACATTGAGAATATAATGAACGAGGAGATTGTGCCTCGCCTTGTGGCTATGGGTTATATCCCTGCAGGGTTGGAGTTCAAATACTCGAACCGCATCGATATGAACAACGAGGACCGTATCAAACTCTACTCGCTCATTACGGATAAGTACGAAGTCTCGGCCGATGAGATTGAGAAGGAGTTCGGCATCAATGTAGGTAAGCAACTCAATGTGCAGATAGGTGCTGTGGGAAGCACTATGCCAGGCAGTAGCCATAATGACCGAGGTGTGATGACTGATGAGGAGTATTTCCGCCGCTACGGCAGACAGCGAGGCTCACAAGTAGCAAATTTTCTTCTGGGAGCGAAGTCGTAGCCCAACTTCCGCTCCCTGATGTAGAGGCAAAAGGGCAAGAGAGTGAAGCACAACGGGAGTATGAGGTCATTCGAGATGCTTTCCGCAGGCTTATTCATAACTGGGAGAACAGTGCCGAGCGAGAGGATATCATCGAGGATATCATTACCCATAGATGCTCGTTCCTAATAGACCGAGCATTGAGAGGTTTGGCGTTGGACTTTTATGAGGCATTGAGCATACTGCGTAATCACAACAACTTTACAACAGAGCGTGAGAGACAGCAACACGAAATACTCGTGGCCGCCATCGATAACCTCATTGACTTTGCAGCTGCCGAAGAGATGACGATGATAAGCGAACTACCCGAAGAGGTTGATGAGGAGTGTTTGCTCGACTACGAAACAATCTGTGAGCAATATAATCTCACCTATGCTGAGGCAGAGAATGAGCAAGTTCTCATTGCAGCAAAGATGGCTGCGTGGTGGATGGCTGTAACTGCCGAGTCTGTTATTACATATATGACGCAGGGGGACGAGCGCGTGCGCCCGTGGCACCTGTCCCTCGAAGGAGTATCTTACCGCAAGTCGGAGTTTCCGGCAGAGTTGATACCGCCCATCGAATGGGGATGTAGGTGCTATCTTATCGCCAATGGCTTTGCAGGAGTAAGAGCATCATTGAGTATTGACAAGTGTCGCTCGATGGTTGATCCTGTATTCCGCGAGAGCCTTGCAACGGGTGGCAGAATCTTTACTGATGCTCATCGCTACTTTGATGCGCCACTACCTCAATTTGTGCAGAAGATTGTCAAACGCCTGAAATCGAAGTTCTATGAGCAAGATAACGATTGATCAGTTCTGTGCACAGTGGCGAAACGGTAACTACCGAATGTTAGGAAGCAAACTCTTCTACAATGCTCAGGACTTTGTTACGGCGGCGGGTGAATATGCCAAACAGCAGTTTCAATCCTCTTTTGAGCGTGGTGGTTTCAACGGCAGTAAATGGCCAGCCCGCACATCAAAGTGGGGAAAGAAGTTTACTCACCCCACGATGGTTGATACCGGCACGCTGTCAAGAAGCATCAAGGGAGAGCGTGGTCGTTCATTGGAGTTCGGTAAACTTCACGGCAAGGGAGGCTTTCGCCGCACCACTCACTACGATATTTGGACTACGGAGGTAAGTTCCTACATCCGTGGCAAGCGAGGTAAGAAGCGAGGCAAATATAAGAACTACGCTGCGGTGCATAACACAGACCCGAAGTTCGGACTATACACCGTGAACCAATACTCAACACGCCGCCCTGTGCATCGTCAGTTTATAGGCTTCTCGCCCAACATTGAAGACCACATCAACGGTCTTGTAGATATGATTTTTGAAGGATTCCCGAAATGATAAAAGATAAGCATAACAAACCGCAAACAGAGGAGTCTATACCTCCCGTGGATAGTGTTCCCGAGAAGGTATCCGAAAACCCTTTTGTGAATATGTACGATGCTGTGCGTCGTGCCATCCTCACTGTGCGTGAAGACCCCGATAACTCAGCATCGCCCCCTCTCTTTAAGACCATCGCTATTGACAACGGTCAATTCACTCGTCTTATCCGTAGCGAGAATTTGGAGTATGAGATTGCCTTCCCTGCGGTCTTTATACACTTTGTCAATGTACGTTACCTCGTAGCCCAGCAGCGTATAGGCGAAGGACGAGCGACAATGCGTGTGCGCTTTATCCTCAATACGCTCAACAACTCGGATTCGGAGCGAGAGTGTGACCCCTTCATTGTCTTTCAGCGACTCAATGTGGCAATACAAGATGCCAAGAACCGAGAACCGGCACTCAACGAGCGATGCAACCTCACATATTTCGATATGCCCCTTACCACCAATATGCTTCAGGCATACTGGATAGATTACGAAGTATGGTTCCGTGAGTACTCTGCTTGGAAATACCGTGACTGGGTGAAACGCTATCTTGTTATGCCGCCATTTACGCAGCATAGTGATGCTCCGCAGCACGATACCGATAACCACGGCCAGCACAGCACACCGACATACGACGAGGCAACGGGCTTTGAGCCGTCTGTGGAGGTGGATGAACCCAAAGATAACGAAGGGTTAATTTAACCCTTCGTTACTTCATCAATATCTTCCCAGCTAATTGCCGCATTTACCGTCTGAGTGTATGAGCCTTGCACATCGAACTCATAATCTAACCCATATTTTAAAAATTTTTCACCAATAGAGTTCAATTTATACTGACTATCGTTGCCAACAACTGATGCGTACAAGATGCCAGCCGCATTGAGCATTTCCGTAACCCCAGGCTCATCACAGTTTTCAAGATAATTCTTAATATATTTAAGATCAGGATAAGGAATTCTTTCTAAAACAATCGTTAAGCGGACAAAATCTTCAATAGATATATGCCCCCAAACTCTACTCCTAATAAGATTAGTTAAAATACCAATTTTGTTAACATTATCAATTCTATCAATAAGTGAAAACAGCGTCTCAAATGCACGTTCATGACTTACCTCCTCTAAGTCAACAACGAATCCTGCTTTTTCTGCTATTGATAAGTTCGATGTATTGTATAAAAACTTATACATTTTCTTAGCCAACATATAGTCTTGAATGCTATTATTGATTTTTCGCACAGAATTCAAAAATCCTAGTACTGGTATTCCATTTATCGCATCACTATCAATCAAGGCATCAAATGCAGTATCTGAAATGTCATTTAGGAGTTCGTTTACAGGTTCTGCATTAAAAGAATATTCAAAGCTTTGTATTAAATCATTCATATGTTTTTTTATTGCAAAGATAAAGGTTGTTAAGCAATCTTATAAACCTTTCAGTAAAAATATCTCTACTCTTATCCAAAAGAGAGTCCAATGGATATCAATACACTTCAATATGTAGTTGGCGAGGCTAAGGCTGATGCCCCCGCTACGATTAGATTCTTCGGTAGTGTTACCGAAGAGAATACATCGCGTTTCAACGATGAGTTTGACTTCCTTGAGAATGTCATTCGTCCCTCGTGCATACGCGTACTTATTAATTCTGAAGGTGGCAGCGTGCTATACGGTATGTCTACATACTCGACCATTGCCAACTCAAAGGTCGATACAGAGTGTGTCATCGAGGGCGTGGCAGCATCTATGGCCTCAATCATCTGGGCAGCAGGCAAACGCTCACTTATGCGTGATTATGCAATCCTGATGATCCATAACCCGATGATGCCTTCGGATGAGGATATGGATGTAGATACCAAGGCAATGGTCAAGGCATTCACCAAGCAGATTGAGACCATCTACCGCAAACGTTTCGGGCTTAAAGCCGAGCATGTACGAGCGATTATGGATGGCGAAGCAGGTAGAGATGGTACCTACTTCGATGCTCAGGCGGCTGTGAAGGCAGGCATTATACCCGCTGAGAACATTATCCATACCTCAAAACAACTTTGCGAAAAGGTGCATAGTGAGGTTGCTTCGATGACCGATACCACGGCAATCCAGGAGCTAATGAGCCGAGTTAGTGCCGAGAATAAACTTTTTGAAAATTGTATACCTACTCTTAAGCAAACAGTAAATGATATGGCTAACGAAAACAAAACACAAGGATTCGAGTTCGGGGCGATAGCAGCCTCACTCGGTATGAAGGACAGTGATGTCAAGGATGTAATGGCTCGCATCTCGGAGTTGGCGACCATTGAGTCCAAGTACAAGGAGTCTGAAAAGTCGCTCAGCGATGCCCAGACCATTATTGCAGGCAAGGAGGCAACGATTCAGAACTTGCAGAAGGAGCTCTCGGAGGCGACATCGAAACTCTCGACCTACGAAAAGAAGGAGAAGGAGGAGATGGCAGCCCGCATCGAGACGCTTGTCGAGGATGCAATCAACGCAGGCAAGATTGATCGTGAGGCTAAGGCCGAGTGGGTCAAGATGGCAGAGGCTAACCTCTCGCTTGCAGAGAGCACGCTCGCATCTATTCCTGCACGAGAGAAGATCTCCGAGGAGATTGCCAAGGACCCCGAGAATGTTCAGGCTGCCGCCACCGCTGCCAAGACCGCAGAGGAGATGATGGCCGAGAAGGTTAACGAGGTTGTCGGCACAGACTTCAAGTTCGGGAAGCTGAAGTAAACAACACCATTCATTAATTGATTTGCCGGAGACAGAGAGTGTCTCGTGCGGAAAGCAGTATCCGCCAGTCGGCTGAGATTCAACAGTAACCAAGTAAACTCAATCGAAACAAATGGCTGATACAGTAAACTTTTTGCAGAACGGTTATAATGGCGAGGTCTTGGAGGACCTCTTGACCTATACCGCACAGGGTAACGACACCTTCCGCGAGGGTCTTATCCACATCAAGAGTGGCATCCAGCACAAATACACGCTGCCTGCCATCAAGTTGGGCGACATTATTCAGGATAATGTACCTACACCTACCTCTACTCACGGTGCTAAGGGCGAAAACGGAGAGAACGAATACCAGTTCACCGAGCGTCACTTGGAGCCTTCGGACTTTATGGTCTATCTGGAGTTCAATCCTCGTGACTACGAGAAGTACTGGAAGTTCGCACAGCCTGAGGGCAATCTCGTCTTCCGCGAGCTCGATCCTAAGATTCAGGCAACAATGCTCCGTCTGTTGATGGACAAGAAGAACGAGTACATCGGCAACGCAATCTGGACTGCCGCTAAGGGTGGCGAGGCTGCTGCCGGCATCACTGCTCCTGCAGGCTGCATCAAGATTGGTGCGAACAAGGAGAAGTACTTCGATGGCGTTATGAAACGTATCATCGACAATGTGAACGCAACGGATGCTGCAACCATCGCTGGCGGTCAGTGTATCGTGTCGGGTAACACCGAGCTCACTGATGGTGCTGCTGTCGAGGCTGCTCTCTACGCTATGTGGAAGAAGTGTCCTAAGCAGATTCGTAAGAAGAAGTCACTCGTCTTTGTCATCGGCTGGGATGCGTGGGATGCATACGACCAGTATATCTCTGACAAGCAGGTTAAGTACTCGGAGAACACCGAGGTGAACCGCTACCGCTTCAAGGGTAAGAAAATCGTGCCTATCGTGGGTATTCCTGACCACACCATCGTGCTCGGTGAGTTCTCGACAGGTATGGAGTCGAACCTTTGGATGGGCGTAGACTACGCAAACGACATCGAGGTACTGAAGGTAGACCGCTTGCAGGCTAACTCGGAGCTCTTCTTCTTCCAGATGCGAATGAAGATGGATGTGAACATCGTTCGTCCAGCCGAGATTGTCGTACACACGGCTTACACCAAAACAGCATAACACACCTTTCATCTGATTTTTATGTCTCACCCGGGGAGCGAGGTATGGCCCCGCTCCCCAAATTTTTCAAAGAGTATGGCTAAGAAAACTAATACGGAGGAGACTCCCAAAACGGATGAGCAGGTAACACAGACCGCCGAAGAGGTGCAGACTGTGGCTGCTGAAACGCCTGCAGAGGAGACTCCCCAAAAAGAGAATAAACAACTAACTAACGAGGAGAAGAGAGAGGCAGACCCTCACATTCTCGCTATCCTGAAAAAGTTCCCAACCTATGAGGCGCTCTATATCGACACTCACGGCGGAACTTATACCCCTAACACGCCAGCCGCTATTCGTGGTAAGGCGACACTCTACAAGAATCCCTATTTTGACGAACTAAAAAAGAGATAACCTATGGCACTTGGTAATGTATTCATTAAAGATGTAGACGGCAACATTCCGTATGACAGCGGTTCTTCTACCGAGAAGATTACGGGTCTGCTGTTTGATGTCTCTATGCAGCCTACGCTCTTTACCGAGGGCTATGGTAAGACAAATGAGACAAAGCTCAAACTGGGCGATGTCTGCTATATCACCTCGTTCAAGTCTGCTGTAAACGACTTCGGTATCATTGAGCGTGTGGAAGCGACCGATGACGAGGAGGCAAATGTAAACTTTATGTATGGTATTCCTGCCTACCACATTCGTGAGTTCTTCCGTATGGCCGGTAGCGTGAATAGCGCAGGCAAACTCTATGTGATGTTTGCCGACTGTTCGGCAAACTGGGATGCGTTGGAGATTATGCAGCGTGCTGCAGGCGGTCTTATCAATCAGATTGGTATTTGGACCGAGCAGCCTTTGTGGAAGGCAAATGGCGGTGCCGACAAGTACAGCCTTAACCTTGTCAAGGGTCTCAACGATGTGGCTGTAGGTCTTGCAGAGCAGAACCAGCCTTTGTCATTGGTACTCTCGGCTAACCCTTCCAATACGGGTGCTGACACTACAGATGGCCGTCAGATTGACTTGAACAAGATTCCTTCGTGTATCTGCGAGTCAAGCCGTATCAGCTGCATCTTCGGACAGTCTCGCCACGAGAAGATTTCGACAATGCAGATGGTTAACCCGAACCATACGCCTGTGGGCTTCCTTGGTGCTGTTATGGGTGCTATTGCAAAGGCAAATGTACACGAGTCTATTGCGTGGGTAAAGCAGTTCAACCTCTTTACCGATGACTTCCAGGAGATCGAGTTGGGCTTCGGCGATATTAACCTTGATGAGGCGGAAGAGAACTTCCTTAGCCTTAATCGCTACGAGTCGTTATCGCCTTCATTGCTTGATGAGCTCGATGATAAGGGCTACATCTTCCCGATTAAGTATGCCGGTCGTGAGAATGGTATCTACATCTCGAAAGACCAAACCTGCTCTATCGGTGATTACCGCACGATTGCCCGTAACCGTACTATCAACAAGAGCCGCCGTGCCGTGCGTGCAGCATTGCTCCCGTATGTGAACTCGCCTCTGTTGGTGAATCCTTCTACAGGATACCTGGCACCATCGAAGATTACAGCGTTTAAGACGCTTATCAGCGACATTCTGGCGAAGATGCAGGCAGCGCAGGAGATTTCCGGCTTCGCTGTAACCATCGACCCGAATCAGAATGTGCTGGTAAACGACACGCTCAAGATTTCCTATGTAATTGTCCCTGTCGGCGTGGCCGTCAAGATCTATGTCGAGGAGGGATTGTCACTAACCGCTAACAGTTAACAGATATGGCAGTAATCAATAATGTAGCATATTCGTGGTCTATGATCACACTCTCGTCTACCGCACTCGGTATCGACGAGGGTTCTACGACACTCGAAGGCGTATCTGCCATCAAGTGGTCGAAGAAACGCAAGGTTGAATCCAACTACGGAATGGGCGGCAAGCCCGTCTCCCGAGGCTTCGGAAACATCACTTACTCGGCATCCATCACTATGGATTACGCTACGCAGCAGCTCTTGCGTTCGGTCTATGGTTCGTTGTTGGAGATTGGTGAGTTCGACCTTATCGTCTCGTTTGCCAACCCTATGGCATCGGACGACTGGACAACGACTACCGTAACTCTCAAGGGTTGTATCTTCACCGAGGACTGCTTGGAGTCGCAGCAGGATGACACGAACATCACCCACGAGTTTGACCTCAATCCGTTCGACATCCAGATTGGCTCTGGCGATACAATCTAAACTACCACTATCTTAAACAATAAACCGACCTTCACAACGAGGGTCGGTTTGTCGTTTTTTGTTTAATAGATTACAAATACTTGTTGAGTTCTTCTACAAGCAGATGTACTTTTGTTGAAGACTCTGCTAGCGCTGGTGAAACACCATCCCATTGTTGCAATATGGTACGGGCATTTCTAATAGCGTCATTCTGTTTAGGTAGTAAAACTTGGTACATCAGCGTACCAATGCCTCGCTCCTTGCTGTATGCAAAATCAAGGTGCTCATTTAGTTTAGAGGCATATTGATTGCGATGCATTGCTCCCTGAATCAAGTTATAATGTAACAGGAACCACAATTCAAACGCTTGATTACTATATGCTACCTTAATGCCATTGTTCTCAGCTAAGGTGATAGCAGTGTTGAAATCATTATTCGGGAAGTCGTCTTTGTCGAATACAACCCAGCATTGGTCATAGCTATTACCTTTGTGACGCTCATCTTCTTTGATGCGAATAGCCTTCTGAACTAAACCGATTGTGCTTATTCCTTGACCTATAGCCTTGATATTTGCAGATGTCAAGCGGAATGCATTGAAATAGTCTGGTTCAGTATTCTCTCCTTCGCAGATAATCAGAAATGATTGTTTTACCACACGAGTAGAACTGATTCGACGAAGTGAGCGCTCCTCACGTGGATTAGGTCTATTTCTCCTTGCCATACTCTCCGTCGTTATTAGTTTCAAACAATCGCTCAAACTGGCCTACCAATGGAATACCTCCATACTTGCCCATCAAATATTCCTTCTCATAAGGGGCACTGTTACGCACTTTATACTCCACAAGCGAATAGAGTTCTGTTGCTCCATATCTATCTTTCTGTGTAAACCAAATCTGGTCTCTACGGAATAATCCAGCATTAAGCAGATTTGTATCGTGAGTAGTAAATATTAACTGTGCCTTGCGAGGATTCGTCTCGGATGAGTTGAACAGCGATATAATCTTACTTGTTAGCAGTGGGTGCATTTTCGAATCAAACTCGTCAATAATCAATCTCTTACCATTGTCCAAAGCATCTATGATTGGATATGCTAATGAGAAATACTTGATAGTACCTTCAGACTCGTTCTTGCGGAATTGGAAAGTAACGCTATTAACAGCCTTTCCATCTTCATCATACTGTATATGCGAGCTGGTAACTGTATTATCTATCTTACGGATATCACTAATGCCAAAATCAGCAAACTGGGCAAATGCCACAATACGCTGCCTCATCTTTGGATTATCCATCTGAGCAGTTGCCATATCCCAAATGCTTTCATCGCTACTACCAGTTACAATGGTTGTATCTGCCAACCACTTCATAATATCGACAGAAACACTCTCATTGAATTGTGCTGCCACAGAAAGCAACAAGGCATTGTCTCGCACCATTTTTTTTGATACGACCTCCTTGCCGACAGCATATTTCTGGTGAATTGTATATTCTTCTCCATTTCGGAAGAACAACTCAACCTCTTTAGATTTACGCTTATTACTCTTTTGATACAGCCACTCTCTATAGACACGGGTAGCATCTAACTCAAAGCCATATCTATATTGCGAATCCTTATCAGCAAAGATGGCTTCGAAGTAGCTGGGCTCCAACTCTGTATCCTTATGTAGGCGGAAACTCTCCACCTGAATTTTTTCGCTCGATTGTACCCCCTTAGAGGAATTGATGACAAACCATTTAAAGAAGTTGAGAGCTTTTACCAGATTGGACTTACCGCTAGCATTGGCACCATATACAACAGCACTTTTAAGTAGTGAGATATTAGCCCCATCCAGTTCAAAAACGACATCTTCAACCAACGATTGTTTCTCCTTCAAAGCAGAGGCCACAAGGGATAGCGTTGTCTGTTCTTTGAATGAGAGAAAATTCTCTACTGTGAATTGAATAATCATATTATATCACGCTTATTTGTTAGTTTTTTGCAAATATAGACAATATCTTTCAAAAATCAGCAAGATATCAGATATTTTTTTTATTCTAGTAGTAGTTTTTATATACAACCACAAGTCCAATCTGTAAACCTTCATTAATGTTTTGTCCTAATCTTTTATAAAAAGACTATGGATGTAAGCTTTGAAGGCAAGTCCTCGACGGGTAAAAATGAATGGCTCACACCGCCACATATCTTGAGGCGGTTGGGGCCATTTGATTTAGACCCGTGTGCTCCCATAAACCGCCCGTGGGAGACTGCCGAGCACCATTATACAATCGAGGACGATGGTTTGAAACAACCGTGGTTTGGGCGTGTGTTCTGCAATCCACCATATGATACCGCACTCATCACGCAGTTCATAAAACGATGTGCGGAGCATAAGAACGCCATTGCGCTGACCTTTGCTCGTACAGACACAAGGTTGTTTCACGACTTGATATTTCCCAATGCCGACTCGATACTCTTTATCAAAGGACGGTTGAGTTTCTATCACGCATCGGGAGAGCAAGGTGGCACAGCGGGTGCTCCCTCGTGCCTGATTTCGTTTGACGCCGCAAACACTGAAATACTAAAAACATGCGGAATCGAAGGAAAATTTATCAAGTTGTAAACCTTTACTCCCAGCTAGCCACTACACTTTAAGTGGATACAACTTACATAGTATAATTCACATAATAAGATTTCTTTATGGAAGAGAAAATGCTCACAATGAAACAGGAGTCTGAGATTAAGGAGAAGGCTCAGAAGATTAAGGAGGAGAAGAAGCTGCGCAAGATTTACCCTATGGTGGTCTTTGGCGAGGCGAGTGACGAGAAGGAGGTCTATGTGGCCTATATGTCGGAGCCTACTTTCCCGCAGTTCTCGAAGTTTATGGCAGCCTCGAAGAAGGATGAGGTTATGGCAATGCGCACGCTTGCCCGCGACTGCTTCATCGATGGTGACCGTGAACTCGTGGATAACGACTCGATGTTCCTCTTCGGTCTTATGGGTCAGCTCTCGGAGCTTATCACTACTCGTCAGAGTACGCTGGTAAACTTATAGACCGGTGGCGCATTACCGATGAGCAGCGCATTCGCCAGCGAGTGATCTATGTGCGCCACTACTTCCCCGGAGTAGACCTTGAAACAATCTCCGATGAGGATTTTGCTATTCTCTCTGAGGATGCCCTATGGCTGCACGAACAGATGCTCATCAGTCGTATGCCGATACCGGTCTCACTACCCGAAAAGACTCCCTGACAAACCGCTGTAAGCCGTAAGACTTACGGCGGTTATTTTTAATCTCTCACGCCCCAAAAACACTACTCTTATTATAAGATAAAACCCATCTCGAATGGCACAGGAACAGAATTATCAAGTCAATTACTCCATCAATGTCGATGCCTCACAAGGTACGAAGCAGGTGATGGCCTTCGGTGAGGCCGTCGGCAAACTTGTGCAGGCAAAGGCATCGTTGACACCTGCGGTCAACAACATCAAGAATATGATGGAGGAGATTGACCGTGTGTTCCGCACCAAGAATGGCAAGAAGCGTAGTTTTGATTACCGCCTCACCATCGACACCAAGAACAGCGAGGCGAAGTTGGAGCGCGTCAAGACACTGCTCACCGAGATTTCTACTCTTGCCAAAGGTATAAACCTCACCATCGCAGCACCGGCCCTCGATACCAAGAGAATCAAGGCAAATGCCAAGAGCCTCTACGAGAAGAAGGCTGCAGAGGCTCGCAAGGCGGAGGTTGAGCGCAGTGCATCCTCTTCTGTAACCACGATGGCAGATGCCCAGAAGCGTATAACCAAGGCTATGGGCAAGATTAACTCGGCACTCTCACATATGGAGCGTGGCCGAGAGTTGACCATTAAGACCGATGTCGCTGAACAGAGATTGCGTAGCATACTCTCAATTCTTAATCGAATAAAGAGTTCTTCGACTATCACGCTGAATATATCTGGCGGACTACCCGCAGGTGTGGCTGGTGCTGCTACATCGGGAGCCTCTGCCGTGATGCCATTTGCGTACTCTCCGGGTATGCAGGCTCCTGTGCCTTATGCTCCGACAGCCTTTGCTATGCCCGAGAAGGAGCAACAGAGACTTATGCAGCGTCTCTACACCTCTCAGCAGTTGCACCGCCAGCGCATGGCTCACGACGATGAGAAGTTCAATACCGAGCAACGCCGTAAGGCACAGGTGGCAGAGAGTACAGCGGCACAGAGACAGCGTCAGGCAGAGGCACGAGCCCGTGAGCAGGAACGCCGCCGAGCACAGCGTGAGGCGGAGCGTCAGCGCAGACAAGCAGAACAAGAACGCCGCAGGGCCGATAAAGCAGCACGCCAGCAACAGCAGCGAAACGCGATGCAGTCGGTGCGTGCTATGCAACGGCAGAATACCGCAGCAGGCACGCTCTACCGCAGTAAGCGTCGTGCGGCTATCAACCGTATCCAATATTCCCAGGCACCATCATTGCATAACCTCCCGTTCGCATCGATGCTCAACGCCTATATGGGTTACAGCCTGGTGCGTAATGAGCTGACAAAGGCTATCGAGTACTCGAACATTATGCAGTCGGCACACTCTATCTTGCGTGTGGCGGACACTGACTTGAGCACCTTCGAGACTCGCTTCGACAATATGGCTCGCCATGTGCGAAAGATTGGTATCGATACGAAGTTTACCGCTGTGGAGATTGCAGGTGCTGTAAAGTACCTCTCTATGGCAGGTATGAATATCGATACTATCAACAAGTCTATCCGACCTATTACCAACCTTGCCCTTATCGGTGATAACGATGTCAGCTATATCGCAGACCTTGCCACCAACATTATGGCGGGCTACGATATCAATAACAATAGTATGGATAGCGTGGCGGATATTATCGCCTCGACCATTTCTCGCTCGAATGTCAATATCGTAGAGGTCGCGGAATCCTATAAAATGGCAGCCGGTTACTTGCGTACTGCGGGTGTGGACTTCACGGAGAGTACCGCAGCCATTGGTTTGCTCGGTAACATGGGTCTGAAAGGAACGCTTGCCGGTACCTCGCTCCGTGCTATGGCTACACGCTTTGCCAAGCCTACAAAGGAGTCGCAGAGGGTGCTTGACCGCTTGGGCGTGAAGTTTACCGAGATGCGTAATATAGAGGGTGTGATGGTTGAGAAGCTTCGACCATTGGCAGACATCTTCGAGGATCTGAATAAGAAGGGAGCGTCAATGGCTGATATGCAGGCCATCTTCGGTAAGATTGGTGGTAATGCGGCAATGATGTTGGTAAACAACTACGACCAGTTGCGAAACCTTACAGCACACAACCGAGGCTCACAAGGTATCTCGGCAGAGTTGGCCCTTGTCAAGCAGAACACAACCAAAGGACTCTGGGCACAGGTAACATCACAACTTACCGAGAGTTTTATGCAGGCGTATGAGGTGCTGGAACCAACTATTCGACAAGTGCTCCGCTCATTCCTCGATAAGTTCAAGTCGCCAGACTTTACCAAAGGACTAATCTCGATTGGTAATGCTCTGCTGGATATTATGACCGTTATCGGTAATATCGGCGCGTGGGTGGCCCGTAACTTCCATTGGATAGAGCCACTTGTCTTCACGGGCTTTGTCGCAACAAAACTCTTTAAGGTTGCAGGTGCT